AGTTAACAAAGTCAGGAACCCCGCCAGCTAACATCGCACTGATGCGAAGAGCCAAGCCCTTGGCACCATCGGGCTGTCCCGCCTGCTCCCACTCTTTGGTGACCTGAGCCTTTAGCAATTCAGACGCCTTGTCCATTGTTGGGGACGGTTGTTGCCAGCGCTTGCTTGCCATCTGTGGGAATACACCAAACGCCGCACCCTGCGCGTCAGCCATCTTCTCCAACTCTTGGGGGGTAGGTGCAGGGACTGATCCAGCTTCAGCGTAGTGACGCTCTACGGTGCCCCCACCAGCCATGTGTTGGTCTATTGCGCTTTTTAGGCGTTGCTCAAATGTACTCACGGTGCCTCCGTCTTTGCGTTTCATAATCTGGTCGAAGTCGTGGAAGGGTTTAGGTTCTGCTGAACCGCCGTCCTTATAACCTTCCTTCTGGAGGTTGGTCAAATACTCTTCGCTGATAAATTGTTTTGGGGTTATTGATGACAAGTCTTTGTGACTTATTGGCGATGGTCGTCCGCGCTTGTCAAGACGATTCAAATACTTCTCTTGATTTACAAATTGAGAAGCGGCTAAGTTAAGAGGTGCAGGTTCAAACAGAAGTCCAAGGTCGTCACCAGTGCTTATGTAAGGGAATGCCGAATTTAAATCAGGTCGATACAAACCGCTGTTTTTGTCAATCGTAAACAGGCGGTTACCTATTGCATACGTTGGAGACTCCATCAACAGGGGATCGGTCTCTTCCTTGATAATCCTAAAAGCCTCCTGCGTAGCTTTCTCACCCTTCTTCTCTCCGCCCATGACCATAGCCTTAGCTAACAGCTTGCGTTGGTTAAAAGTCTGCGCTTGGTTCAGTGAAGACGGGTCGCTTATGTCAATCCCATTAGGGAACATCGGCTTGCCAGTCTTGTCGTCCACCGCTTTGTTAAGCATTTGATTCATGTCGCCTACCAGCTTGGCGGACGGGTTACCTTTTCTATGAGCCTCATACATTCTCTGAGTCGTCACAGGGTTGCTCATGTGCTGAGTCGGTGAGCCAATAAAGGTTGACCAAATGGTGTCGTCGTCGGTTGCTTTGGTTAGGCGTGTAAGGTGACTTGGTTTACCTACACCCCACGTTGACTTAGCCTTCTTATGCTCAGGGCTTGTCAACTGCAAGCCAGAGAATCCTGTCCCGCCTTTGTTAGGGCCAAACACCCGAGACCTGTCAGCCTGCGTTAGGTTCAGGGTCTTACCCTCAGCGCCAGCATAACCCAGCGCCTCAGACATTCGCATGATGTCGTCAGGGTTCAAGGGATCAGCAAACTGACGCGCACGCATTCCAGCACTCTCAGACCTACTCAATCTGTTTGCAAGTGTTCCAGCCTTACCAGCATTTGCCAGTGCGCTTAGACCACCGACCTGCATACGGATAGCACCGCCCTTAGCTTTGCCAATGTCTGGGTTGCGCTCTTTGATCTTATTTATCTCGTCGATGTACGGCTGGTAATCTGGCGCTTCTTGTAAAGCCTTGACTAACTCGTTGTAGTAATTTAAGTCGTTTGCACCAGCAGGGTATGTGTTGGAGTATTCACTAGCATTGAAAGCCTTCTTAGTCAGCGCAGGAATTTTGTCAAGTTGCCTTAATCCCTCACGATCTAAGTCCAACTTGCCAGTAGACCAGTAGGGCATCTTTACTTCTTTAGGAATTGGTTCCATCCAACTTGGTCTTGTATGCTCACCAGCGCGAACGGCATTCCTATAGTTCATCATCTTCTCAGATATGCCATCAGGGATGCCAGCAGTACCAATCTCTGGGTTACCAGCAGTCCTTGCATAGTTGCTCATCCACTTGGCTTGATTAGGGGTGATGCGACCAGCCTTCAATGCATCTTGCACATCAGGGTGGTAGTTGCTACTTCCACCTTCTGCCATACGAATAAGACCACCATTAGCCTTTGCTGTAGGCAATGACAGCAATTGGTCGTATGTAAAGTTTTTGAGTTCATCCACACTGCGAATTGGAAAGGGAGTTTCACTCATCTCATGGAATGCAAACAATCGCTCACCGTTTCCAAACCTGTTTACCGCATCCATTTCACTACTCACCGCTTGACCAGACTTCATCAACTGCCTTGCAGATGGAACCTTCTGATTAACAGATTCAGCCGCTTTCGCTACGGCTTGTATAGCTTTCAGTGCTCCGCCTACCTGCATACGAATGGCACCGCCCTTGGCATAAATGTCAGGCAAAATAATTGGCTTTCTTCTTACAACATCTTGAGTGAAATTATCAAAATAATTTTCAGGTTTAACTTTATTTTCCGTTAAAGCCAATTCTTTTTTTAAAGCCTCAATGTATTCTTCTTGACTGCGACGCGGAAATGGTTCTCTTAATTCTGCGCGTGGTGATAGCTGAACAAGTCCTGCTTCTTCCCCTTTATCAGCCATTACACGGTTACGGTGACGACCCTCGTGACCAGAAATAAATGGCGCAGTTGACGATCCTTGGCTTCTCTTGTCAATTACAAGAAATGGCACATCATCAAATGCTCCAACATTTGCAAGGTATTCTTTCATGTACTCAGGATAAGGTAACCGCTCACCACTTGTGGTGTACCGAGTTGAACTTGCTTCCATAAAACGAGGATCAAGAGGCATAGCAAAATTCTCAAAATCCTTTGGTTTCATTGTCATTACGGCTTTGGCGTTGTCGCCAGTAAACGCTTGCTTGAGCGCCTCCTCCTTGTAAAACTTTTCAAGGTTGGGTATTTCGTCAGCCGCACGTTCAAACCGCCTTGCACCATACTCGCCTTTGTCCTTGCGAATAATATCTTTAAGGTTGCTAAGTTTGCTAGGAACAATGATTTCTGGCCCTTTAGCAAGTTTAGACAGACCTTTAGCAAGTTTTGAGTAGTCAGGCATGGTTAGACAGCATATGGGTTGACCCGCGCAGGTTGGGCATCAAAGTAGTCGTCGTCATCATACAGTGGCTCAGGATCGATGTCGAGCCAACCACCGTCTTTGAGCCACCTCATAGCCTGAGTCGCTGAGTCGACGTAGTCATCATGCGTGCTGTCAGGGAATGCGCATATCTGGGACAGGAACCCTTCCACCCAGTCTTTCACATAACCCTTATGCACCTCAGACTCAGGGAGCCATACCCTCTTGGTGGCAAAGATAGCGGCGGTGATTTGGAGGCGTTGCATCTTGTCGGCACGACCGGGGTTATAGCCCCGCACAATCAAATGCGCTTTCTGTAGTTCTTGAATGAGAGACAGCCCAGCCGCCTTCTCTTCGACCAAGATTAGGTCGGGGCGCTTGGCATCCTTACCCTCACCGTAAGACACTCGCCACTCATCCATAGCGCGATCCTTCAGCTTAGGGAAGGTGAGGTGCTCCGCCCAGCAGTCGATCAGCATGACGGACATCGGCCCGTCCATCGGCTTAAACACACCCCATGTTGTGAACGCTGTTGGGTCGTTGTAGGACTTGTCGGTGTACGCACAATCATAGGACTGTAGGATGTACTCAAACTTAGGGAACGGTTTCCCAGCGGGATACATCTGGAACATATCCCTTGTGACTACCTTACCGTCCTCAAGGTCGACCACTAATCCAAGCACCTCTTGGTCATACAGCTTTGATCCACGGTAGGTCTCTAACTGCTTGCTGAAACTCTCTGCAAGGTTAGCCTTGTTCTCATAGGTGCTGGCGCGGTCGATGATCACGTCGTCACCCTCCCTCCCTATCAGATCAAGTATCAGGTCTTTAGGCTTAGGCGTAGTGGTGATGATGACTCTGGGTTGGTCACCCAGTCGCAGACCGAACATCATCATGTCCCACGCCTCTTGAAGGTACTGGAAGGCGGCTAACTCGTCGCACCATGCAAAGTGGAACTGCGGGCCGCGCAAGCGCTCGTATGAGTCTGCGCTGATCCCCCTAATGCTCGACCCGTTGACCAGCTTGATTTGGTGGTCTTGTTTGTTGTAGTCGACTATCAACTCTTTAGGGATGACAGACAGCAGACCAGACTGACCCTCAAAGCAGGTGAACTTCACGTCGTTGCTGGTAGGTGCCAGAACTAACCCACGACTGTTTGGAGTGATCCAGCACCACCACCAGAGTGCCTCGGCGGCACTGCGCGTCTTGCCTGCTCCACGCCCTGCCAGCATCATCCAAACCGTGTAGTCAATCTCTAGCGGCGGAGGTATCTGGTACTTGTGAGCGCCAGCCACCCACTTGGCATGGGCAATCTGAGCAAGTCGATCATGGTCTGGCTGGGCATCAAACTCCGCAGAGGTTTCAGAATCAAACAGTTCAGCCAACATAAGTATTACTTTCCGCCCGAATCAGCCAAAACAGCGGATAAAACCCCGTGTTTTGCGGCACCCGCTGGCGCTTGAATGTAATACTTAGCCTGCACGTTTGGTCATTTCCATGTTCTTGATGATCTCTAGGAACTTGTTTGCTCCTATGTCCTCAGTCTTGATAGCGGCACCATTCTCCACACCCTCTACAGCCATGCGATCACCATACTTGCGCGGCTTTAGCTTGGCGGCTGTCCACTTACGCGCATCAATGCGGTTCTTCTGCCACTGGATGAACGTCTGGTCGAGGTAAATACGCCCCTTGTCATCCTTAAACTCAGGCGGTCTCTCGTCGGCAATAGCAAGGATTTCATCGGCGTTTGTATCCGCCTGATCTTCACGAGCGCGAGCGTACATCTCGCAGAAGATTGGGAAGCGAATCAGCCACCGATAGATTGTTGCGCAGTGCGGAATGTGATCACTGCTACAGATTGACACCAACGACTCACCGTGAGCGAGTCTCCAACATACCTCTTCTGCTATGTCTTCTGTGTACTCTACAGGTCTGTGAGCAGGTCTTGTTATCTTTGGGGCTTCTGCGCGTTTTGCAGGCGTCATAGCACCCTTCACCTCTGTCTTGGCTTTTGAAGGCTTGGCGGGGCTTTTAGACCCCTTCTTGACGGTTTCTGGCATGACCCGTATTCCCCTGTTGGTTGAGTTCACCAGAGTTTAGCAAACCTTTTGGGTTTTTGCTACTGAACACTTCAATGCGTCCGCAGGCACGGCATACCCACTTAGTTCCAGCCTTAACCTCGTACTCAGCGACTAACCCACCGCACTTGCAAGTTCTCATCGTTAGGTTCCTCCCCTTCGGACTGTCGATGGTGAAATCTGAAGCATAGCAAGCCTATACCGTATCAAGATACAGACTCGCTTTTCTGTCGCGTGGAGCCATCCTCGCACAGCATCTCAGACTATGTTTCAACCGCCGCGCTCTAAGATTCGCCCACGCTCCCTGCTTTGGCTTGCTCGTGTTACAGGGTTACTCGCGCATCACCACCGACGTACCGCATGATGTGCGGTCACCGTAGAACAATAAAAAAAACCGTTACTACTGCACTGGGTCGAACCCTCCGCGAGGGAGGCCAATGCATGAGTAACGGCTTTCGTTTGCTGTGTTCGACGACAACAGTTCCGATTATACACACCCTCAAGACCTTGTCAAGACCCTCTATAGCCTTCTTTGAGCCTTGTTGGATGTCAGGTACTCACCGCTCTTCCGCAAGCCTTTGGAGCCTTTGCACGGCTTTCCCTAACACGGCTGGGGACTGATCCGTCAGGATAGCTTCATGGGCGCAACTGACGGTTTGCCCCAATTTGCCCAATCCCCATGCGCGTTAGGTCGTTAGGTTTTGTTAAGGCAACCTCAACGCTACCGTTAAGGTTTCTTACCCTCGTGACATAACTTCCTAACGAATGCTGTTGATTCCTGTGTATCGCACTCATCCTCTGTCAATGTGAAGTCTGGCACCCAAACCATCAAAAACAAAATCAATATAAATATTGTAGCGACTGTGATCTTTTGAATCAAGGTCTCGTCGGGTAGCTGTTGGCTGGGTAGGTCTTTCATCATGTCGTCAATCTCCTGTTTGTTCATGTGTTGCGCTCCCTCAGCAATTCAATCGCCTGACCAACAGCGCTCATTTGACCAAGGTTTTTATCGTAGAAAAGGTCTGTCAACTCGTCATTGGTTAGACCTATCCATGTGCGCTGTAGTAGAGGCTCGTTTCTCTCCCTGATCTTGCGCTCGACAAACCACACAAACTCGACCACCGACGAGGCGGCTGGCATCTCCCACGATAGGATGTCACCCCTCGTTAGTTCCTGCCATTCATCTTGGGCTAAGGCTTCTTTGATGGCATTGATTTCAGGCAGTAATTCCACCTTATATTCGGCGTCAATACCTATTTCCCACAAGTGCTCTAACTTTTCCAACGCCAGCTTCAATGCTTCTGTTTTAGTCATGCTGTCACCTCACGCAGGTTGGCAAACTCGGTCAAGGTAACAAGGCGAACAGTATCGCCGTCGATCCTCCAGCCCTTAGCCCTTGCAAACCGTATCGCCTGCAAGAAGGTGCAAGGGATAGTCACCTCGCGCCATGTGTTGTCATAGTCGCTGTGGATCACGATCAAGTAATCTTTTTTCCAAGATGTGCCTTTCATGTCTGTCCCCTTATGCGTTGCAGATGTCGCGCAATTGAGCGACGGATAACTTAGCCCACTCACGAGCGACTTTGAGGGTGTTCTCTTTGGAACCAAAGCCACGGGTGAAACCGAGGTAGCGACCGTCCTCGTGCTCGGTGCTGGCAAAGATGATCCACTGACCACGACCGAAGCAAGACACGTTGATGTTGCTTGAAACTTGAATTTCTTTGCTCATATCAATCTCCTACATATTCGTTGGACTCAGCCACCAAGCGCTGGTGGTCAATCTTGGTCTCTTCCAGCAGGCGCTGGTACTCTGCCTGTGGGATGTCATAGGTGATGTCGGCACCAGTGGCATCAAAGATGAATAGGTCATAGACCTCGGCATAACCGTCCACCTCTGGGAGGTAGTCGTAAGCCACTGTCACGGTCTCTACGGTATCGCCGTCGTCAAAAGATACGACGTTGTCGAAGTTGTGTTGGAAGTCTGTAGTTTTCATTTCGCTTTTCTTTCACTGTTGTAGCATCGAGATATTCGGTGCTTAGGTGTAATTGTACGTTAAACGAAAGGGCTGTCAACCCCTTCGATCAAATTATTTTATTAGGACTTACCCTAACACTTCTTCCAACACTTTTGGGCGCTGGATAGCTGTCTGTTTTACGCCCTTGTACTCGACGTGTGCCTTGATGCTGGCTTTGATTGTGTTGGTCTCACCCTTGGCACCGATGTTAGTTTTACCCTTGTAGGTGTAGACGTTGCCAGACTCGTCATGGGCGATGGTGATGTAGTTGTCACCGTAGAACTCGGACTTGATCACCACGATACGCTCGACGGTAATTGTCACGGTGACCTTGTCACCCACGTTGCCAATGAACTGGCTGTTAGCACGAGCAAACTCTTGGCGGTCGATCACCGCGAAGCAGGACTCTACAGCTTCCACTTGACGGGCGGACAGGTTGCCCCAGTAAGCCAAGTTCTGGATTGAACCGCGCAGGAACTCATTGGCACCCGTGTAAGCCTCTAAACGGGCTACCAAGGCGCTATTGGCGTCGCGCCATGCTTGACCAGCCACGAGGCGCTCGGCGGCTCTCTGAGCGCGTTCTGCCTCAATGCGTGCCTGACGTGACTCACGGCGCTTTGTGGCACCAGCCTGACGACGTGCGCGTGTGTGCTCGGCGCGGACTTCCAAAAAGCGATCAATGCCCCAGCCAGTCTTGGCGACGCAATCGCAACCGACCTTAAACTGCTTGGCACCAGCGATTGAACCCTTGATCCAAAACTCCCAGCGAATGCCAGTACCGCAGTAGTCGCACACGCCGCCGCCCTTGGTGGTGCCGTCGCCATTGTCCCAAACATTCTCGCTCACGCCTGTGCATGAGAAGGGTGCCTTACCTAAGCCTGCTTTTTCAAAAGGATGTGTCATTTGGATTCACTTTCATTTCGCTGTTTTACACTGAACCGTTCGGTGTATGTGTGTAATTATACGTTAAACAAAGGGGGCGTCAACCCCCTCTGCTAATTATTTTTCTAAGGACTTACCCTTATCCTGTCCAGCCTCCAAAATCTTGTTGGCGGCGCTGAAAATGCGCTGGGCTGTCTTGTCAGTTACCTCGACACCCTGCAACCAGTTCTGGATATAGCCACGGGACTCGTGTAAACCGCTCAGGTTGAGCAAAGAGCACAGGATGTAGGCAACACCCTCAGCCTCGACTTCGCGCACGTCACGGGGCGTTGCTTCGCTGTCTGACAGTTGACCTTCCTTTGTGTGACCGAGCACGACGTGAGCGATCTCATGGAAACGGGTTTTGTGGGGCAATACAGCCACTGGGTTGACGGCAATGCTGGTCGCATAGGCGTAGCCTTGGCAGTTGCCATCAGTGTGGCTAAATGGCACCTCTGTGATGCTGAGGGTTTCCAAAGCCTTGACCTTGTCCCATGTGGGGATCACCACCTCAGCGGCGTAGTCGTCGCCCTCAGTCTGACCGAGCACAAACCAATTGTTTTTCAGGGTGAACAGTGAGAACACCTCGCCAGTCTTTTCGCCAGCCGCATCTTTTTTGCTGATGGTGACGGGCATTACCAAGGCGATAGCCTTCTGGCCTTTGCTCACAGAGCGACCGAGGTCTTTCCACTTTTTGAATGTGGCGATAGGGCCAAGGGGGATGTCGCGTGCCACGCACTGGCTGTATGCCAAGAGTTGGTTGCCAAGGCTGTAGCCGTGGAATGTGCTGTAGCACTTGCTCAGGATGCCCGGCTGATTGACGGCATCGTTCAAGAGTTGGGAGAAGTTTGCTTTTTCCATGATTCGCTTTCGTTTGTTTCGCTGTTACTGCGACGTTGCAGTGTTGTTAGTGTAACCGTAAATTAAACGAGTCAACAACTATTTTAAATTATTTTGTAGGTACTTTCCCTAACCCACAAATTCATGGCTGTAGCACAGCCTTTCAGCGTGGGCCATTCTGTAATTGCTGTTGACCCACTGCTTTTTACTGGCTGAGTCGCCCCTAACCTTTTGGTTTTTGCTGGTCGGCTTCCACAGGGGCGAATTGTTTCGATACTCACCCAACCTAGACGACGACGACTTGCTAAAGTAGCGACCACCTTCAGCCCTCACCATAAGGCCCATAGCGTCCGATATACGCACACCCAAGCCCAACCCTTGGAACTCAGGCAATACGACCGTTCTATGGCCCCTCCATGCGTTTTTAAGGGTACCGCTGGGCATTGGTATCACAGCGGCAAATCCAATTGCTGTGCCGTCCCATTCAACAACCCAGCATCGCGCAGAACGATTGATGTTTGCTGTGAGATAGTGATGTTGGCGAAATAGCGACCATGCCCCAACGGTAGACGGTATGAGTTCCAACTCAATAGTCGGTCGCCTTTCCACCCCCCTTGTTGACAGCACGCCAACCGTTGTGTCAAACACCCAATCAGGTTGTAGCCACTCGACAATATCGTAATGGCACGTTGCAAACACAATGCTTTGTAAGCCCTCTTTGCGTATGTGACGCGCTGTTGCATATGAACATGACTTTGCTACGTTGCGATCAACTACAGAAGTAAACTCATCAATGACAGCGCCATTGCTCAATCTACGCGCAAGGTCGGCTCTGAAGCGTTCACCAGTAGACAGAACGTGGTATGGCTTTACCCACACGGGAACCGAGTTCAGGCCCACAGCGCCCAAGCGTTTTATAGCCTCATCTGCTGTACCAAAGTGAGAGCATATCGACTTATCGTTTTGCCACTCAATTGACTGCTCGTTGCCAAACTGTTTGAGCAGTGTTGATTTGCCAGAACCAGAAGGGCCAACAATCAAACCAATTTGAAACTGTGCTGGCGCGTTTAATTGCGGCACATCAAATGTGCTATTGCCATCAAACTCAAAGTCAAATGCTTTAGCGCATTCAACTGTGATTTGATCCAACTCAACTGTTGATTTTAATTGCATTTGATTTGTCTTCCATCTTGAGTCGTTTGATCAAGTCAATCAACACTAGCGCGTCATGGCTGTTGCACTCTTTGATGTATCGCTCCATCTCAGTCACGATTTAGTCGCACCCGTGGTCAAAGCCTCGAATGTATTCACTCATTACGGTTTCACTCATT